AATGGCGATGGATTGGGCGAGGCGGACGCCTGGGCGAATGACGCCAACACGGCGCTTCTGAATGAAGAATTGATCACGCTCGGCATTATCTGGCGCTGGCTGAAGCGCAACCGCTTGCCATACAATGACGAATTGCAGGAATACCAAGCGCAAGTGAACCAAGCCATAGGCCGCGATGGTGGCAAGCGCACGGTCAGCATGGGCGGACAGTATGACCCCGCGCCGCGCGTGCCGAGCATCCAAGATGGGTCTTGGCCGCTATGATCCGCCCCACGCGGCAAGGCGCTGGCACGGCGCGGGTTGTGTCTATTCCTCCTCCGGTTCAGGGCTTGAATGCGCGCGATGCGCTGGCATCCATGGACGCGGCGGACGCCATCACGCTTGATAACTGGTTCCCGCGTGGGAATGACGTGATGCTACGGCGCGGGCATCAAAGCCATGTCACGGGACTGCCTGGCAATGTCGAAACGCTGATGCAGTATTCCAGCGGAAGCGCGAATAGTCTTTTCGCGGCTTCTGGCAGCGGCATTTATGACGTGACCACGCCGGGCGCGGTTGGCGCGGCGGTGGTTTCAGGATTGAGCAACGCGCGTTGGCAGCATGTGGTGAAAACCACGTCAGGCGGCACGTTCCTAGTTTGCTGCAATGGCGCCGATGCAATGCGCGCCTATAATGGCACCACTTGGACAACGCCGACCATCAATAGCGTTTCTTCTGCCAGCATCATCGGCCTGACATCGCATAAAGAGCGGCTTTGGATGATCGAGAAAGACAGCGCGAATGCGTGGTATCTGGCGACTAAAGCGATTGCCGGCAATGCGACTGCATTCCCGCTTGGCGCGGTGTTTCGCATGGGCGGCAGGTTGAAGGCGATTATTCCACTTTCGCAAGATGCTGGCAGCGGGCCGGATGACTTTCTCGCCTTCGTATCTGACAAGGGCGAGGTGGCGATTTACCAAGGCACTGACCCTGGAACGGCTTCCGAATGGGCCTTGATCGGCGTCTTTCGGGTTGGGGCGCCGATTGGCGACCGCGCCTTTCTCAGGGTTGGGGGCGATGCTGCTCTGATCACTGATGATGGCGTCATTTCGCTTTTGCAGGCTATCAATGTGGACCGCGCCGCCGCAAATACCGCGACCATCACTGACCGCATTCGGGAATTATTCTCGACCTATGTGCGGGCATACCGGACTAATTTTGGCTGGCAGGCTATCAGCTATCCGGCTGGTAATTGGGGCCTTTTCAACGTGCCGATCTCGGCCACGCAAAGCGTCCAACTTGTGATGAACACGATTACCGGCGCTTGGTGCCGCTTTACCGGGCAAAACGCCTTTTCATGGTCTATGTTGGGCAATGAAATCTATTTTGGCGGTTCAACGCGGGTTTTTAGGGCCGATGTAGGTGGCACTGACAATGGCGCCGATATTGCGTCAGACATGAAAACCGCGTTTCAGTATTTCAAGGATCGTGGCGGGTTGAAGCGTTTTACAATGCTGCGCCCTGTTTTTCTTTCCAATGGCCTGCCATCGCCACGCATCACGCTTGATGTTGATTTCGGCAATAAGGAACCAACTGGATCAACCAGCTTTACGGCCTTGGGGGCGCTTTGGGATACGGCGGTTTGGGATATTGATGTATGGGGCGCGGACGCCGAGCAAGTAACTCAACAATGGCTTGGCGTTCATGCCTTGGGGCGTTGCGCGGCGGTGCGAATGAAAATGCAGAGTTCCGGCGCGACTTTGGCCGTTAGCGCTTTTGACGTGCTGATGGAACCAGCCCAGGCGACCGCGCTATGACCCTTTTCTGGCCGCGCGATGCGCGCGAAAATGAAGCCTTGGCGCAATGGTGCGGGCGCCGGATTGAGCATGTGGGCGAGGCTGGATTTGGGCCATGCCAAGCGGCGGCGGTGTTGCGGGATGGGCATGTGGCGGCGGTTGTGGTGTTTCACGACTGGCAGGATCAGCCCCGCACGTTGCAGGCTTCTATTGCGGCAGATAGCCCGCGATGGGCAGGGCGCGAAGCCTTGGCTGGCATCTTTGGTTATGCCTTCACTGTGGCTGGCGCAAACAAGCTATGGGCTGCCAGCCCGCACAATGCGGAGCGCGCCTTGCGGTTTAACAAGGGCATTGGATTGAAGCCCGAGGCCACGCTTAGGCATCATTTTGGCCCGAAGGTTCACGCGGTAATCTGCGCGATGCTGCGAAGCGAATGGCAGCGGTCGCGGTGGTATAAGGAGACTGTCAATCATGGGTAAGAGGGCACCAAGCGCGCCGCCCGCGCCTGATCCTGCCGCCACGGCAGCGGCACAGGCGGCGGCTAACCGTGAAACCGCCATTACGCAATTTGGCTTGAACGCGGTCAATCAGGTGACGCCATTCGGCAATCTGACCTATACCCAAACAGGCACTTGGGCGGACGGGACGCCGCGTTTTACCGCGACGCAAACGCTATCGCCTGCCGAGCAAGAGGCGCTTGACCTAAGCAACCGGGCGCAATCGCTTTATGGCACGGCGGCAGTCAATCAGCTTGGTGCGGTGCAAGAGCGGCTTTCGCAGCCTTTCGAGTTTGACCCCGGCGCTTATGGTGACACGGCGATGGGCCGCGATGCTGTAGAGCGGGCTTTGATGGAGCGCTTGCAGCCGCAGCTTGACCGGGACCGGGCCGCGATGGAAACGCGCCTTGCCAATCAGGGCATTATGCTGGGGTCTGAGGCGTATCGCAACGCGATGAACCAATACGAGCAGCAGGTGGCGGACCAGCGCCTTGCGGTGGTTGGCGCGGCTGGTCAGGAAGAAAACCGCATGGCGGCGCTTCGCCAGCAACGCTTACAGGAACAGCTTGCCTTGCGGTCGCAGCCCATCAATGAGGCAACCGGGTTGCTTACCGGGCAGATGGTCGGGATGCCTTCCTTTGTGAACACGCCGCAAACCAATGTTGCGCCGACTGATTACCTGGGCGCGGTGGGGATGCAGCAAGCGGCGCTGCAAAACCAATACAACCAGCGAATGCAGAATTATCAAGCCAACATTTCTGGGTTGTATGGGCTTGGATCGGCGGCGCTTGGCGGCTGGGCAAGCGGCGGGTTTGGTAATCCTTTCACAAGCGCTACAGTTCCAGGGAGACGCTAAACCATGAGCGAAAGTTTTGGTCGCGGCGAAAGCGCGCTCTTCCTGCAAAACCCGGAATTGGCAGCCGCTGCTAGGCGCCAAAGGCTTGCCCAAGGGTTGCTTGAGCAAGCCGTGAAGCCGCGCAATGTCGGGGGCCACATGGGCGGGCTGGCGCAGATGGGGCAGGCCCTTATTGCCGGGTATATGAGCCACCGCGAAGATGAACGCATCCGGGGCATTGCCGATGCGCAGCGCGCGCGCGAAGAAGAAGAGGTGCGGGCGCTGATGGGCGGCGGGATGCCTGCCGCCGCGCCTGGGGGCCAAGCGCCCGCGACAGAGAGCGCCACGCCGCCGGGTTCACTGCCCCCGCCGATCCCGCTTGGCGCCGAGGCGCCGCCCATGGCGCAAGCGCTGATGAACCCGCCTGGGCAGCCTGGGCAGCCCGCGCAGGGCGGTGCTGCACCTGGAATGCCAATGCCCCCGCCAGTGCCGGCAGGTGGCGCAGCGCAGCCGGGCGGTGGTGTGAATATGCAGGCAATCATCGCTGGCATGTCTTCCAGTAGCCCGCGCGTCCGGGCCACGGCGCAGATGCTATTCCAGCAAGCGCAGCGGCAAGAGGACTTAGCCTTGCGGGCGCAGGAACGTGACGAGGATCGGCGGTTTAGGCTGGCCAATCGCGCGCCGGCTGCGCCGACTGAGCTTGAGCGACTTTTCCAAGAGGCAAATCTACCGCCTGGAACGCCGGAAAGGGTTCAAGCGGCCCGCGATATGATTGCAAGGCGTGGTTTGCCGCCTTCGACAAACATCAATATGCCCGCAAGCGACACGACTTATGACAAGGAACGCGCCAAAACCACAGCGGAAACGGTTGGTGCATGGGAAAGCGCAGACACGCGCGCTGCAACAACCTTAGACCGTGTTGCGCGGCTGGAAAGGCTTAACCAGCGTTTCCAAACTGGCGCATTGGCTAACGCGCGCCTAACTGCCGGGCAAGTTGCTCAACAATTAAATATCCCGAATAGTGTTCTCGACGGCTTGGGTATTGGTAAAGACCAAATTGCATCGGGCGAAGGCATTCGATCTTTAACGATGCAGCTTTTGACGGCTCAGCTTGGGCCGGGCGGTTTCCCGACGCAAAATTTCTCCAATGCTGACATGAACGCCTTGCGGGAATCTTTGCCAGGATTGATGAATAGCCCGCAAGGTAACACCGTCATTTCTGAGGTATTGCGCGCGGCTGCGCTTCGTGACCGTGAAATTGGCGCGGCTTGGCGTGAATGGCGCCGCGCAAATGGGGACAACATGGCAAGCGCCCGTCAGTTCCAAGATGAAAGATTGCCGAGCATCATTGATAACAACATCATCGCGCCATTGTTTTCGCGGGATGCGGAGGCAGTCGGGCCGGGTGATACTCGCGGCGCCGTTCCGAATGCGCGTGGCGGTTTCAGCGCATCGCCGCCAGCGGACCTTCCGCTTATTCGTAACCCATCCGAGGCGGCTATGCTTCCGCCCGGCACGCAATTTCGCACGCCTGAAGGGTACATTTTGAGGGTGCCTGGACAATGAGCGGCGCAGTTAATCCCTGGGCAGGCTTTGAGGTTGTAAGCGGTCCCGAGCGTTCAGCCGATCCTTGGGCGGGCTTTGAGGTAGTTCGTTCTCCCCGCGAGCCGGTCACGACTGGTTCTGTCTTGCGCGGCATGGGCGAAACCGCGCTACGCTTGACTGATCCGGTTGTGCGGTCAATGGCGCGCGGCGCCACCTTCAACCTTGCCGATGAATTGGCGGCGGCGGGTGGGGCGACGGTGGGAAGCCTAACCGGACAGCCCGGCACATGGTCCGAACGCTATGGCCAACGCCTTGCGGAAGAACGCGCCCGCGATGTTGCCTATGATGAGCAAAGCCCGGTCGCGTCTATGGCGGGGCAGGTTGCCGGTGGCGTGGCGCTGCCTCTGGGCGCCTTTGCCACGGCTGGGCGAACCTTGGGCACGGCTGCGCTTCGCAGCGGCGGCGCTGGCGCAGCTTTCGGGGGCGCAGCAGGCTTTGGGCAAGGTGAAGGCGGTATTGGGCCGCGCGCCCTGAACGCGGCAGAGGGCGCCTTGGTGGGAGGCGCTTTTGGCGCCGCTATTCCGCCCGCCTTTGCAGTGGGATCACGCTTGACGGGCGCAATCGGGCGCGCGACGGGCCTTGCAAGCCCTGCCGCGCCTGCAGAGCGGCTTTTCTTGCGCGACCTAGAGCGTGACGTGGTGGCGCCTGCCGAATTGGCGCAGCGCGCACGCGCGGCTGGTGAAGCGCCGATTGGCTTGGTGGACATTGCCGGCGAGAACGTGCGGCAGGCTGGCGCGGCGGTGGCGCGTATGCCAGGCCAAGGGCAGCGCATGGCGACTGAGATGATTGCAACGCGCGGCGGGCCTGCCCAGGCTGAACGGTTGCGGTCCACCGTGCGGGAAATCGTGAATGCTGATGATTATGGCGATGCGATTGGCCGCGTGGTGCAAAACCGCCGCGATACGGCGCAGGAGCTTTATGCGCGAGCCTATGCGCGGCCTATGCCTGATGATCCCCGATTGACGCAATTCATGACT